GAGGCGATTTGCAGTGCCGCTACATAGCGGACATTGCAGAATTTGTATTTCGGGTTGAACCATATCTTCAAACACGTTCCAACACTTTTCGCACTCGAAATCGAATAATCTAAAGGCCATTAATATTGCTCCGGCTCATCTTCCACAATCTCGGAATTGAGCGACTTGCGGGCCGCGTCTACGAAAGTGTGAAGGTTAATGATGGACTCGTGGACTTCTGCACGCCCTTTGTCGTGCTGGTAGGTATCAAAAGTCTTGTGGGACTTCCATTGACCCGCTATCGCGTCTAAGTACCCTTGCTGGTCAGAGATGAAGGTTGCCCAACCTGGAGACTGAAATAACGTCTCCATTTCGTCTAACCACTTAGATTGTGCTGGCGTCATTATTCAGTGGCCGACGCTCGTGCGGCCGTAAACTCTTGCTTCTGTGCCGCCATGCGTAGCTTGGCTGTCTCTAGCGCATACGCTTTATCTGCCGGCATCGTCGTATTAACGTCGTGGGCGTGATTAAGCGAGTGATTGACGTTATCTTGGTGCAACTTCTGTTGCTGAATATCTAAGGCACGACTTTGAACATCTATCGACTTATTCTTGAGAACTTGGTCGGATGCTTGGAAGTCGAGCTGTTGGCCTTCGTGATGCGCTTTCATCATTTCGGCTTGGCCTTTAACGCCGTTCAAACTCGCCCGACTTTGTACTTCGGCTATCTCGGCCTGAATCTTGCCAAGCTGCGCTTGCATCATCTGCATTTGCATCTGCTGCTGTTGCTGGTCGGCTTGTTGCTTCTGAGGGTCGGGTTTACCGATTTGCTCGATAGCTTGGAGAATCTTGTCTTTAGACGGGCCGGAGTAGTTCTCTACAATGGCGGTCAAGACTATCGGGAAGGCGGGGGATTCTTGGGGGATGATAGCGAGCAAGTTCGTCATCTGCATTTGCTCAAACTCACGAGCCATAATGCTCATGGTGGAGTTGACGCGGAACTTGACATCTACGGGGTATCGGTCAGGGTCTAGCGTCATGTACGCCAGTAACGACTTGCGAACCAAAGGGTCCAAGAAATCGCTATCGACGTTCTGCATGGTTAACTTGGCGCGTTTGATTACCGCGCCTTGAGCCATACTCATGCCGGACGACGTGCCGTTCATGCCGTTTGTATTGACAGGGGTTGCAGGGTCGGCCGCACCTGTCGCCATCTGCACCATGCGCTCTAGGTCGCCGGAGTGCTGGAAACTGATAGGGTCTAAGTTACCGAACTTGATAGCTTCGATCACATCGGAAGGCTTGCCCTGGGTCATTATGACCTTGCCGGGGCTTACCTTTAAGTTTAGATTCTTAGGGAGACGGGTAGCGTCTGCGCCGATCACCGGATATGTGATAAGGCCGAGCGCATCTATACGAGCGCGTATCTCGGCGTCTAAGCCTACTTGAGAGTTGTAAGCCTTTTCGGCCTGGCCTATGCCCCAAAACCTGTTAGGGGACTTGTGGTGCTGGTAGGCGATAACGCCACGGTCACCCCCGAGAATCGGATTCTCTTCGGCTTTCAGCAACGTCATACCGTTGCCGATCGTAATGATAGCTTCGACGTACTCAACTATCTCGTCGTTTGCGCCGTCCGTTTCATCTTCCGCCGCATCCTCACGTAGGTCTGCGTCAGAGTCCTCCTCTTCCTTGCCTTCTAGTAATTCTTTAGGGACTAGGCCGTGGTACTCGGTAATGTATACGCCGTCTATAGGGTCCACTTCGTAGACATCGCCTAAGCTACCGCGTAGGACGTTAGACGATCCATACCCGGAGGCCGATGCTACATCGCCTTTCTTGTACTCGCCGGTACGCTGTAGGTCGGTAATCTCGTGGATAGGCCGAACGGTCTCATGGGCGCACCCTAGCGCATCTTCTATGCTGGTAGCGGCCGAGTCTATAACGAAGTTATAAGGTGGGATCGCTTCCCAACTGACACATATCCGTCTATCGTCAGAGGCGTAGGGATCGCCGTTCTTGTCGCTAAGAAACTTAGGAGCTTTCTTTTCGTCAATAACGCGCTTCGCAATACCAGTGCCATAAATAGCGCCAAGCTGAAAAGTTTCAATGACTTTAGCTTTGATTTTGTCTTTAGCGAAGTCATCTAGGAGGGTATCCTTCTCTAGTTCCGCAAGCTGTTGGTGCTGTGGGTCTGAATCGTCGGTTATATCAAACCAATCACCACGACCGAATACGGCTTCTGCCATTTCGGCTACCGTTTGGTCAATAGCTTGCTGTGTCGCCGGCGCAATGATGCGCGAGCGCTCTACACTTTTGTTTTGGAGGTCTGTGGTCCACTTACCACGCCAGATTGCGTAGTACTTCTCCCACTGGGAGGCATAGCTGCTGTCGCGGACGGAGCGCCATCGGCTCACACGGTCCATGACCCAACCGACTAGCGCTGCATCTGGCTCGCGCTTCTCACCTTCGGAACGACTGTCTGGCGTATTTGTCATAGAGCTTATACTAAAATCCTGAGACTAAATCTAAAGGCTCGAAGTCGTCTATGACGCAGACATCGTTGTAGACCACATCTGCGAGCTGGTCGCAGTAGGAAAGTGCGTCTATTAAGTCGTCACGAGAGCGAGGCGTAGGGAAGTCGTTTGCTTGGCCGATCAACTTGCGTTGCCAACCCATCGAATATTTGCCGGTCGCTTCCTCTTCGTTAAGGATAATTCGACCTTTCTCTAAGCGGCCTTGGAGCGCCCACTTGATGCGCTCGGGCTTCGCCTTACCGCCGTGAAGTAAGTCCCAGACAAGAAAGAAGCGGTTCATACGCCGCATTTCATCATCTAGGTAAGGGCCGACTGCGTTCTTAAGTGCGCCCTTCTCTATTCCTAACTTGACGGGCTGGTAGTCCTTGTACGCTTTGGCGATTAGAATCGCAGTTTCGCGGACATCCCACTGGCCGGATATAATCTCCTTGACGAACCATCCATTTACTCCGCACTTGCAGATAACGATAGCCGTTTCATCAAGAATCTTAAGAGCGCCTTTCTTAATAGAACCTGCGCTTGAGAAGCCGGCAAGGTCTACCATGATGTAGTAGTCGCCTTCTGCCGGCTCTGTGCCGTACTTCCACCAAGCTTCGTGAAGATGCTCGCCGCCGCCTGAGTTAAACGATGCGCCGAACTCTTGCCGCGCTGCGGCTACTGACATGGTAGAAATCTGCCGAGCTATTTCTTTCGGGGAGAGCGTCGGGTTGCTCAAAGTCTCGAAAGTCCAACTCTGCCAGTCCTCGTACCCTGCGGGGTGAGTTAATCCTTTTTGATGTAACTCGTAGAAATGGTTCTTACCATCTGGCGTGCCGATAAAGAGCGCCCGCCCTTCCGTCCTCGCTAGAGCCGGTTGAATGATTAGCTCCCACACGTCGGGCTTCATAAATGCGTACTCATCTAGTACGACATCTGAGAGGCCGACACCGCGTAACGTGTCGGGCCGGTCTGCCCCTTTAATCGAAATCCGCCGCCCGTTAATGAGCGTTAGCACGGCGGTATTCTCGTGCGCTTGCTTAATCAATCCGCCTTGATCTTCCATCCCTAGAAGGTCTTTTAACTGCGGCCACATTATCTTTTTCCCTTGCTCGAATGTGGGGGCTAAGTAATACACTTCTTCTTGAGAAAGGTCATTACCAAGCGCATCTACATCTTGCAAGCCCGCTAAGGCTAGAACTACTCGTCCGAGATAGGTCTTACCAAAGCGGCGACCGGCTGCAACTATCTTGAAGCGGGCCGAGTGGTTAAATATCTCTAGCTGTGCGTCGTGAAGGGCAAAAGCCCTTACGCCGTTATTCAGCAACGCCATCCGGTATTAAATCAGTACGTTCGGTTGACGCTTGTAAACAATCGCGAAGTACGTAGCTGCGCCTGCGGGTGCTAGCGCTCCAATAGAAGGATTTACGAACTTCACAGATACGGTGTCTGCCGCAGTCACTTCAGCGCCCAATAATAGGCCTGCGGTGAGTACTTGGTTACAAGTAATTTCTACGAAATCGCCTACGACTGCACCGGGAACGGCACAGCCTATGGTGAGTATACTGTTTGCGGCAACTGAGCCAGCCGATACGGGGCCAGTGTTACCATAAACTACTTCCGTTACGATGCTACGGAATTGAGCGGGGTTACGACCTGCCATTTAATTGTGCTGCCCTTTGCCGCGCATTGCCGAAACCCCTTTCATCAGCGTTGAGCTGGCTGAAACGAGTACGTCTGCGCTGTTAATATCCATGTCGGGACCTTGGCTTTCCGCACCTACGGAAAACTGCGCATCAGTTTTTGATGTGCCGGTGCTCATTCTAAATCCAGCGGTCGTTTCGGCGTGTGCCTTGACTCCCATAACGGTGGATAAAGGGCCGTTTTTCTTTTTAATCATAATGGTTTTTATTGCTCACTAACTAGGGGTAAAACTGTCTTAACTACGCTTGCTTGACTAACATCGAGCCGCTGGATAACGATTTGAATCTTCTCTCTAGGAGCTTCATCTTCGTCTGCGGATTTGGCTACGCTAATGCACTTGTCGAGCAAGAGCTTTATCATGTCTGGGTCACCCTTTAGGGCGAACTCGATAGCTTTCTGCAAGATACCGGACATGTGGGGCAACAATTGCTTGCGTGCCTCCCCGTCCATCTGCCGTTTAATAGCCGTAAGGGCTCCGACGCTCCCTTTTGGCCTTCCATTTGGGTTGCCCGATTGCCCTTTTACAAAAAGGTTGTTCTTACGTTGTACCGGAAGCTTCGCCTCGGGTGCGCTTTCGTCTGTCATGCACTTATCCTTACGGGGTGCGCTTAAAGCCCTTCTACATAAACGTAGCGGACTCTAAGCTAATCTAAAATTTATAAATTGAAAGGCTCATAAGTGAGCGCTTCTAACACAAGTACGTCAGTAGCGACGGCAAGTTGAAGGGTAGGCACTAAATAATTCGCAACAGCAAAATTAATTGCTGTGTACGCATTACCAGTCGCCGACGCTCCGGGGCCGTAGAGTGACGCCGAGTCAGCAACGTTGATGCTAGACGCGCCACGATTGAATACGGTGGTAGTAATCTTCTGCCCGCTACTTGTAGTAGGAACAATTGATACAAACGTAGCAGGGGCGGCAATTGAGCCGAGCCCTAACGTTACCGTCTTGACGCCGGCTGAGTTATTAACCGAAGCTAGGCAACAAACACGAAGAAAGCCGTTCGGGCCAATGGTGCCGCCAGAGATAAACAACGCGGGGCCGGTTAACGCTAAGACTGATCCAGTGAATGCGCCGGGGCCGGTTGAAACAAACGCGGTAGGAGCGGCCGGAATAAACGGAGCGCCGCCAGCGAAAGGGTTAGCGCCGGCATTAACCGTAGGAACATACAAGTTATTAAAAACTGTGCCGACAGTCGTAGAAGTCATGACGGCGTAGTACCAGTTAGCGAGACTAGAGGCCGATATAGCGCCGGCAGGCAAGTAAAGGTAGCAGCTACCATAAACAGCCGGGAGCGCCGTGCCAAGGGTCACTGCACCGTTATTCGCCATCGTACCCGTAGGGGCAATTGCGAACGGGATAGCGGTACGCTGAGAAACTAGACTTGTAGCTTGGGCTACTTCGTTGACGCCTACAGTCATTTTAGTGTGCTTTTTGTGTTAGTTGAAAAAGAAAACGATTAGAATCGGCCTGAGTGCGGCGATTGGATATTGCGACGCATGCCGCCCATCGGAGCCATCGGGGCCGGTCCAGGTACTCGCATCGGCATCGGTTGCGCCATCGGGCGCGGGCCGGGACTCGGGAGAGAGATACCTTGTTGTGGGTTAGATAAACCCATCATCGGGGAAGGATTAGGCATAGGAGCACCTTGGAAAGAAGGAGGGCCGGATATACCGGCATTAATGCTAGAGGGGTCGCCGCCGAACTGAGCTTGCGGCGGCATACCGAAGTTACCCACAGAACACTCGCGAGACACTTAGGTTGCCTGTAGATGAACCGTCTTGAATGCACGCTATCGTATCGGCGTTAACGGGAACTCGGAGAATAAAAAGACCGTTGGAGGTTCCTAGCATCGGATCAGTGGCTAGCGCGGTTTGCGCGCCCTTGCCCATCCGAAAGTGGCAATTGCCCGAGGACATGAGGGCTACTAATTCCGAACCTGGCGGAATAGTGGCCGAAGCTGACACTGCGCCTAGGGCAATGACGACTGCGTTAATAGGGTCTGAAGTGTAAATACCGTCTGACATGTTCTTAACCCCCCGAATCAGCGAGAGCTTTGTCTAGCTGGGCTTGCCGGCCCGAGATAGCATTAGCTCCCGCAGCCACAATGCCCGTACCAAGACCCGGCGAGGTGTACGCCGGTTTCGGAGGAGGAGTGTGAGCAAACTTCGACGTAATATAATCGTAGGCTGCGTGTAGCAAGCCGCCGTCGTTGTGGTTAGAGGTATCAGCTTGATCGGCCATTACTTGGGTGCTCCCCATCGACGCGAGGCTAGGTGCTGCGCGGCGGCGGTAGTGGGTGAAACAACTTTTCGCGCTACGGGCGCGGCTTTCGTGATTTGGACACCGGCTGCGGCAGGGGCCTTGCCCATCGCCCGCGTATCTAAGT